AAAAACCGCATGTTTACATTGATCCCACTCATTCGGAGGCTGGCACCATGTGCTTGCCTTTTGTGTGGTGGAACAATGCTTTATCAATCCCGTTGGCCCAGTGGCGGCAAATGGGTGAGATGAGGCTAACATCAATGAATGTGTTGAAACATGCAAATGGCGGAGCCGATGGGATAGAGATTTCAGTCCTTGTTTGGGCTGAAGACATCGATTTGTCGGTCCCAACAGCAGCAGACTCGACTGCTTTATCGCCGCAAATGGGCTCAAAATTGCCCACACATGAGGACGTTGACTCTGTATATAGGAGTTTGCGAGCGAGCGTGAATGAGATTAATGAGACTGTGCGTCAGCTACAGTCGCATCGAGATCGAATCATTGCTTATGCGGACTCTATAAACAGCCAAGTTCGTGCTTTACAAAGCCGTATGGCTTCATTGGAAGAATCATTGGTAATGCCATTGGATTTGGAAATGACACCACATAGCGGAGCAAAAGACGAATTTGGAAAGGGGCCTATATCGCGAACTGCCACGGCAGTCGCGAAAGCAGCCGGATCTTTACGATCCGTACCCATCATCGGGCCCTATATGATGCCAACAGAAATGATCGCAAAAACCACAGCAACCATTGCGGCTGCTTTTGGTTATGCTCGACCAGCAATCGTGGAGGACATTCACATGTATACTCCGCGATACCTGGGTGATTTGGCATCCACAGCACGTCCTGATACGGTGCACTCATTGGCTACCGAGCCCAAACAATCAGTCACCATTGACCCTCGGGTCGTTGGTGTGGGTAGTGCTGATGAGATGACAATTGAGTCAATAGCGTGTCGTGAATCTTTTGTCACGACTTTTCCGTGGGCTGACACAGCCACTACGGACACTCAATTGTTCCAAATTTTTGTGACACCAATGCTGTTTGACACAACAGCCGGTGTTGGGAATGAACAGAATGCTTTATACATGACTCCATCGTGTTTTGCATCCTTGCCATTTGACGATTGGCATGGTGAGATGGAATATCATTTCCAGTTCGTGTGCTCATCTTTCCACAGAGGAAGGTTGAGGATCGTATACGAACCACATCAATTTGATTCCAATGAATACAACACCAATTTTTCGAGAATCGTTGACATTCAGAACGAGAAGGATGTTACGATTAAAGTTGGTTGGGGAATAGATCGTCCATATTTGCAATTATCTTCACCAGGTGATGTGATAAATCCATTTCCCCCTTTTTCGACTGCTGGTCTAGGGATCACAACTCAATTTGATAACGGACTCCTTCGAGTTTACGTGGTGAATGAGTTGACCACTCCCAATTCAACGGTGGACAATGACATTGAAGTCAATGTGTACGCCAGATGTGTGGAAGGTTCCAAGTGGGCCAATCCACGACAGTCGACATCGTTTTATTCATATGGAAACACTCCCCAGATGGGTTGCAAGACCCACGTTCAAGAGGATTACCGTGGAGAGGTTCCTCCTTTGTGGTTGGATATTGCGCATGCGGTAGACACTGGAGCGCTGACAGTTACTGATTTGATGCAAGACTGCATATCGTTGGTAGATAAGTTGATACCATACGCAATCCCGCACGATCAGGCGTTGGTTGTTAAACAGTCCGTCAGGGCTTTTGCGCGTGATTCGGTATCGGGAATGGACCCCGTAGACCTTGTCACAAAACACATGCCAATTTTGGCTGTAGCTTTCGATGTGAACAATCGGTGCGTACCGCATTCCGGAGAGAAGAGTCCGGAAGATGAAAATGTGGCCGAGCACACAGCGCCAATGAAAACAACCACAGATGACTCGTTCGCCGGGGAGGGCACATTGCCTGATTACGAACGAGTCTTTTTCGGCGAGACCATTGTGTCTTTCCGCAGCCTCCTTAAGAGATACAATCTCTCGGAGTTTTGGACAGTGCTTTCTATTGCGTCCTTTCCTCGGATTACGGAACGCACACAGAACGCTTTTCCCCGCCATTCCGCTTGGAATGACACAGGACGATACACGGGCACGTTGAATGGTTCTTCCGGACCATATAACGAAACCAAAAATACACTGCTGACGTATCTGACACCAGCTTATGTGTGCCGTCGAGGATCTATTCGATACAAGATCGATGGGTCACCAGTACCGGGATTGAGCCAACTGTATGCCAGAAGGTTGGCTGGTGGAACCACTTTCACGGAAACATCCGGCAATATCGTGGACACATCAGCCATAGGTGCGGCGCAAAATGGCCTCATACGAGAAAACAATTTCTTAGGTGGGGTACAAGCCACAGCGCCATTTCAAAATCCAGTTTTGGAATTTGAGGTACCGTATATGACACCAGCTCGATTTACGCCTGCTCGCAAGGCGGACTTGTCAACAGACACTTTTGCTGAAAATGCATTTGAAGTGACTGCAGTGGCTGGGCGTGGCACAGCAACATTGTACAACAATTGCCCAGTGTATGTGGCAGCTGGCGAGGATTTTTCATTGTCCTTTTACATTGGTCCCCCCGTGATGTATTATACTCCGGTGGCACCAACAATAAGTTAGTGGGAACTATAAACCCA